TGACGCACGCCGCCCCCCCCCCCCGCGCTTGGACTCGTGTCAATAACTGTACGAAAATCTCCGAGGAAGATTTGGCGGCAGTTTCAGACACGATAACTTATAAGATTCCGTCAACGCCTGAAGAAATTGAGCAAACCCTCGCCGCCTGCGAGGAAATCGACGACCTGCCGAACTGGGATATTTTGCCGGATGAAAGCTGGGATTTTGATTTGTACGGTTACGACGGCGAAGAACAAGGCAAAGGCCGTCTGAAAAAAGCCGATCAAGACAAGATAATCGCCGCCGCGCGCGAAGCCGCTGACGCGGCTCGTCAAAAATCTTTGGATATTTGGAAATTTAAAGACTACATGCGCCGCCTTGACGGCCTGCGCATGGTCAAACCGCTGACCGACGACACGCCGGTCATCAAACAACAACGCCGCCAACGCTACCAACCGCGCCCACGCGTGTGGACGGTTGACGACGTCTTGGCACGAGGCCAAGAGCTGCTGGCCAAAATCGGCGAAGAATTGGAAAAATTGGATTAAAAAGAGGGACAAGGAATGAATGAGTACATCACGCTTGAACAGGTCAAGGAGCTTTGGACGATACCAGGCAAAAAACCGCCATCAACAGCCACAATCTGGCACCGCCGCCGCGCCGGTTTGATTCCACAGCCAAAGCTAGTCGGCCGAGACAACCTATACAAGCGCGAAGATGTTATTAGGATGAGAGACGAGTTTTTGGGAGGTTGAGAAAATGGAATACAAAAAAACAAGCCGCGAAAAAGAAGAATTTGAAGATTTTATGATAAAAAAAGGTTACTTGCTTGAAGCCCACTTAGAAAAGGACGACTATGGTAGATATTTGTCTGAAACCGTCGAAAATCTGTTTTATGGGTGGAAATGTAGGAAAATCTATTCAAAGGAAAAAGAAAATCAGGCCAACAAATAGAAAAAATGCCGTCACATCGACGGCATTTTTTAAAATCTTTATTTGGTATTCTATTTGGTATTAAGTTATTTAATAGAAAATATATTATATTAATCAATAAAATAAAATTCTATCTGACACCCTTCCTCTCTGCCATAGATACTTTTAAAAGTTTTACGAACTTTTCAAAAACAGAAAAAGCCCCTTAAATATTAAGAATTTAAGGGGCTTTTGTTTGTCTAAGCATATCAAACGCTTTTAAAAAGGTTTAAATCTTTTTTGTTTTTTTGTGGTATTTTATTTGGTATCGACCAAAAACGGATTAAAAAATGCCAAAAATCGTGACCCCGTTGACGCTGGCACAAGTCAAAGCTGCGAGAGCAAAAGACAAAATGTACAAGCTACCTGACGGCGGCGGCCTTGCTCTTTGGGTGCTACCATCGGGCAAAAAGTCATGGCGGCTCCAATACCGCCGCCCTACCGATGGCAAGGCAGACACTCTGACACTGGGACTTTTTCCTAAATTTGGGCTTGCCGACGCAAGGCAATGGCGAGAAGAAATATTAAAAAAAATTACCGAAGGAAAAGACCCTAAAATAATTTCCGATGACGTCGCCGCGAAATATCGATTTGAAAATTGCTTGGCGGTTTGGTATGACCGCTGGGCTAGATCGGGCGGAAAAGATGGCAGCGGAAAAGCTCCGCGTTATGCTAAAGCCGTATTGTCTGCGCTTGAATTGAATGCGATCCCAGTTTTTAAAGGCCGCGACATCCGAACAATCGAGACGGCCGAGATTGTCGAAATGCTCCGAAAAATGGAAGCGCGCGGCGTGTTGGAATATCTGCGACGCGTCAAGGGGAATTTGAATTTAATGTTTGACTACTACGTCGCCGACGGGACGCTGAAAAGCAACCCCGTGACTGTTATCGGAAAGCAGGTTTTCGACAAGCCAAAAGAGCGACACTTTAAGTCTTTAAAATATGATGAGCTGCCGCTATTAATCGAGAAACTAGAAACCGCCGACGGGATTGGCGAACGTGCGCGCCTGCTGATTTATTGGCAGCTCCTAAGCATGACAAGGCCGTCTGAAGCAGCAGGGACGCTACTCAAAGAAATTGACCTTAAGCAGAAAACATGGGAAATCCCACTTGAGCGGATGAAGACGCGACCGCACATCGTGCCGTTATCATCGGCACTGCTTCAAATTTATAGCGAGGCTATAAAACTCAATGTCAACGGAATTTATTTATTTGAAGGAAGCGGCTTTACAAAATCGCTCGACCGTGAAACCGTCCGTCTGAAACTGCGGCGGAAAATGAAACTAGACACAACCGCCCACGGCCTCCGAAGTCTTGCCAGAACGTACCTCCGCGAAAAACACAAAATCCGCCGAGATGTCGGGGAATTATTGCTTTCACACGGAATCGCAGACAAGACGGAGAGAGCCTACGACCGCTCCGAACTACTAGAAGAACGCCGCGAAGCGTTGGAATTATTTGGGCGTGATGTGATGGAATTACGCGAAAAATACCGCCGCCGAAAGGATGGCGAATAATTTAGAAAGAAAACGCGGAATTTTGCGTAAAAACGCATAAAAAACGCGTAATAAAAAATATATCAAAGACCGTCAGAATATAAGACTTTGAGTAATCCGCCGGACTGCATAAAAATGCAGAGGATTTTTTTAATGCGGAGGGGCGGAGGGAAGTGCGCGGCGAGCCGCTCCGCCGCCGGTCAAAATTTTCAAAAATAAAAAAAGCTGAATCCATTTTTTTGGATTCAGCTTTGCTTTTTGGTTTGATTTTATTTCAACGTTGGCTCCTCGACCTGATAGCCGTCGAAGTCAAAGACTTTAAGCCCGATTCGCTCATTGACGTCAATAAAACTTTGCTGCAACGGCTTGACCTCATTGGTTGCAAACACTTTTGCCACCGTCATCGCGTCGCCAAGACCACCGGCCGACTTCGGCACAATCCCCATCAAAGCAGGCGGCACGCGATGAATCGCCATCATATCTTCCGCGCTCACGGATTTGATATTGAGAAACTCGTCCTTCGCCGCGACCTCCGCGATGGGAATCAGTTTAATGCCGTCAGGATTTCCGCCCGGCGCGCGCAGCAAAACATTTTTAAAATTGCCGTCGCCTTTTGACTGCCGGAGCTGCGACTTGACCGCATCCCAGCCCTGCTCGTCGATTTGCGTGTCAGTCGAGTAGAGAATAAAGCCAGCGTGTGAACCATTTTTATAATAACGGACGCGGAACTTAGTTGCCGCCGAATTTAAATCAATCGAATCCATCGCCGCCAAATAATACGGCACGCCATAGATTTCCTGTTTAAGATTCGGCTGCATGATGTGAATCACATCGCTGCCTTTGATTTCTTCATAACCCAACTGTAAAAAATTATTCCGAAGATAGACAAAGTCTTTCAAATTGGAAGCCCTGCGCATGTACAAAGCCAAGCGGCTTTTCATCCCGACCACCTTGCCCAATCGATTGCGTTGCATCTCAAGATAGCCGTTACCCAAGACCAAATAATTGAAAGCCAGCTTTTCAAATTCCGAGCGGCTCAAAAACTCCGTCGGCTTGAAAGTGACTTTCAGAATGTTCAACTTGGCAAGCAGCGCGGACGCATGGTGCAGTCCCTTAGTCAGCAAGCGCTCGACATCGTACAAGTTGACAGGCGGCTCGTACCATGTGCCGTTATCAAAGCAGCCAATAAAATCAAACAGACTGTAAACGTCTTGGTAGTCCTCAAAAGAAAAGACATCACAATCAAACTGACTCTCTTTCAAAATCTCATTATTCATAAATAAAACCTCTCATTAAAAAACATCAACCGAACCACGCGCCGCCAAGCCGTCGAGCGGCTCTTGGTAGAACACCTGCAACGCCGCCCACGCGACATCCGCATGGCTCAACTCTTTCGTCCGACCGCTGACATAAGTCACATTGCGGCCGCTGCCGGTCACAGCCGTGCGAATACTCATAAAAGCCGCCGTGAAATCCTTCCAGTCCAGCTCCCACTCAACGCGGCGCTCACGCATGAGCGCGTGCATTTTGTTGATCATCAAATATTTCTCCTGCATGGAGTATTGAACCCCGACCACAGGCGGATAGAAGCCCTGCACAATCTGAAAGACGGCAGCCCCCAATCCAGTTTTATCGATGACAACCTTTTGGACGTTGTACCGCTCGAAAGCCTTTTTAATAAAGGCCGCCTGGCTCTGAAAATCATTGCCGTGCAGCATCTGACGCTCAACAATGCGGAACTTATCGCCAGCGAAACGAGGCGGCACGACAGCCACAAAAGCCGCCGCATCGCCTGAATCGGCCGGGTCATAGCCCAACCAAACAGGCAAATTCCCAACAGGGCGCGCCGCGAACGGTTTATAAAATTCCGCCCAATCGTCCCATGAATCGACCGCGCAGCGTTGCAATGCCGTGAAGTCAAAGACATTGTCGCCGTCCTCGACGAACTCACACATAAAGAGTTGACGAAATTCCGCTGGCGAGTTTTCAAGCAGCAACTGTTGGCGGTCAAACAAATTACAGCCTCGCCGCTCCGCATCATCGAGCGTCACAATTTGACGCCATTGCCCATCTTCGCAGGCGCGGCCGTCAACCAGCGCGTCATGGCTGACATCGAGTTTGATATGCTCCGACTTATCGCGCCCCTCATTAAATTGCTCTCCGGTCCAAAACGAATAAGCCGGATGGGATACCGCAGACGGCGTGGAGAAATAAGTAATCCGATACTGGCTCTGCGACGCCATCGGCTTCGCCAGGCGCGTTAACTCTTTGAAATCGGGAATCCAGAAATACTCGTCAACATACAAGTCGCCGTGTCGGCCTTGGGCAGTCCGTGAATTTGTACCCAAAAAGTACAAGACCGCGCCATTGCCCAAGCGAATATCCGCGCCCTTCAGCTCAACACCCACCATCTGCGCCATATCGATTTGATATTGCTTGAATTGAAACGCCTGCGCCTTCGACGCAGACAAAAACACCTTATTTTTTCCCGTCGTCAGCGCATCAACAAACGCCTCACGAGCGAAGAAAAACGTCGCCCCAATCTGACGACTTTTGAGCAGATTGCGGAAACGTACCTTTTGGTTGTACCAAATCCGCTGATACTCAAACATCTGCTCCCTGAAAATCTCCTGCAATCGCAAGACCTGCTCCGCCGTGAAACTATTCGGCGCAGGCTTCGTCGCCGCGCGCACATTCTCACGCTCCCGACGCTCACGCGGCGGATTGTCGATAGTCGGCACATCCCAGGGCAGGCCGTCTGAAACCACAGGCGCGGCCGCCTGCTCGACCTCATTCAAATCAGGCTGACGCGCATCGGCTTTCTTGCCGCCCGATACCAGCGCAAAAAGCTGCCGCATTTCCTTATAGTCAGCGTCCGATTTCTTCGGCTGGGCAATCAACACATGCAGCCGCATTTCCGCCGACGCAGCCACGCGCACCGCCGGACTGCCGCCGTCCCAATTATCGCGGCTCTTCCAGGAATAGACCGCCGGCGCTTTTAATCCCAAATGCCGCGCAATCTCCGAAATCCGCCAGCCCTGCCAATAAAGCTCACGCGCCATCAAGCGCGGATCGACGTTTGGTTTGATTAACGATTCTTTTGTCATCTCTCAAAAAATAAAAAAGTCTGAAAACCAAACAATCAATGATTTTCAGACCGCCTTAAACCCAAACGCCTTTTAAAAAAATCCTCAAAAATCGCAAAGCATAGATAAACAGTCCAGCGCTTGCCAAACTATGCTCATTCACACGCGAGACATCCACCAATGACCTATAAAAAAACCGATTGGCGCGTCATCGGCGTCAGCGGCGAAACCGCAGACGGCCGCACCATCTTAGCCAAAGAGCTGCAAGAAATGGCCGACCAATACGACCCCGAAATTTACGGCGCGCGCATCAACTTGGAACACATGAATTTTCTGTTTCCCGATTTCGCAGGCGGCTACGGCGACGTCGTCGAACTCAAAGCCGAGCCGTGGGCGAAAGACGAAACCAAAACCGCACTGCTGGCCAAGCTGAATATTACCGAGAGCCTCCAGAAACTCTGGGACAGCGGCCAAAAAATCTACACAAGTATGGAAATCACGCCGCGCTTTGCCGATACCAAAAAAGCCTACCTGACCGGCCTCGCCATTACCGACACCCCGGCAAGTCTTGGCACGACTGCAAACTACACCGCCGCCAAGACCAAAGCCGAAGAAAAAATCTTTACCGCCTACCGACCAACCGAAACGCAGGAAATCGCCATGACCAAGCCTCAAGACAACAACCAAGACAACAACCAAGCCGACAACACCGTCAAACCACTGACCGAAGAACACGCAGAAAGCATTTTCAGCCGCCTGTTTGCCAAATACTTCGGCAAAAAAGAACCGGCGCAGCCGGAAACCCCTGCCATCAATCCGGAGCAACCAAGCGAGCCAAAAGACGGCCAGCAATTCAAGAAAGATGGCTGGGACGGTTTCGGCAAAGCCGCCCAATTAATCGAGAAACTGGACGAGAAAATCGAAGCCCAGCAAACCGAATACAACGCCCTGCGCGCTGAGTTTGACAAGTTCAAAGCCGAAATCGAAGCCGCGCCATACAGCGGCCAACGCCAAGAACACAGCGGCAGCCAATCCGCCACGCGCGTTGCTTGGTAAGAAAACCGAAATCCACCCATCCCCTAATACCCAATACCACAGAAAGCGCACCATGAACCAAACTAAATTAAGTCTCGCCATCGCCGCGATGATTTCCGAAGTTGCCGCAGCCCAAGGCATCAGCAAAGAGCAAGTCAGCAACGGCTACACCATCGCCCCGACCGCCGTGCAAATCATGTACGACGAGATTGCCCAAAACACCGAACTGCTGCAAAAAATCAACCTGCGCCCGAAAACTGAAAAAGTCGGCGAAGTCATCGGCCTCTCATCCGGCCTGATCGGCAGCAATACCGACACCACCGGCGCAGGCAAAGAACGCAAACCGAAGCCAATCCACAACTTGAGCGGACGCAAATACTCGCTCGAAAAAACCAACTTCGACGCCGCCCTGCGCTATGACGAAATCGACCAATGGGCGCACCTGACCGATTTCCCGAAACACATCAACAAAAAAATCGCCGAATCCATCGCCCTGTCTTTGGTCACCATCGGCATGAACGGCACCAGCCGCGCCGATGATTCCGACGCCTCCGCCAACCCAATGCTGCAAGACGTTGCCAAAGGCTGGCTGCAAAAAATGCGCGAGGAAAACAAAGCGCGCTGCATCGGTACAGCAGGCACATCGGTCACAGCCGTCCCATACGGCCCCGGCGCAACAAATTACAAAAACCTCGATGCCGTCGTCACTGACGCGCTCAACATCATGGACGAACGCTTCGCCGACCGCTCCGACTTTGTTGTCTTGGCCAGCCGCCGTACCGTCGGCGACAAATACCTGCGCATTGTCAACAAATCAGGCGACACCGCCACCGAAATCGAAGCAGGCGGCCGTCTGAACAAAGAGCGCACACTGGGCGGCCTGCCGGTTATGTACGTCCCCAATATGCCGCAGAACACCCTGCTGATTACCCCAGTATCGAATCTGTCGATTTACTACCAAATCAGCGGCGAGCGCCGGTTAATCGTGGACAACCCACGAAAAGACCAGCTTGAAAGCCTGCAATCAAAAAACATCGACTTCATCGTCGAAGAATACGGCGCGGCCGTCTTGATTGAAAACCTGAAATACACCGAATAAAAACAGGGGGCGCAAGCCCCCGAAGACAAAAGAAAGGCCGTCTGAAATGACCCTCATCCGCCAACACTTTGACCAAAGCATTGCCGCTGCCGCCGCGACGGACAGCATCGACATCAACGCCCTGACCGTCTATCAGCGCCTCTACAAAAGCCTCAAAGACGACAAAGCGATTCTAAAAAATATCGACTCCATCCAAGACAAAATCATCGCCAAAGCCGCCATGATTCCGAATTATTCCGACTGGATTAAAGGCGTCATCGATACCGGCCGCGCCGCCGAAGACGACCAAGTGACCCCGACGATTTTAGTTTGGATGATTGACACCGGCGCGCTCGACGCCGCCATGCCGTTGGCGCAGCTCGCCATCGAGACACAAATGGCCTCTACCGACGAATACAGCCGCACCATGCCCGAAATCATCATCGAGCAAATGGCCGAGCAAATCAGCGCAGGCAGTGACATCAGCCTGCCAAACCTGCAAACCCTGATTGACTGGGTCACAGCCAAATCGGACAACGGCTTGCATATCAACAACATGCCCGACCAGATCCGCGCCAAATTGCTCAAAGCAGCAGGCGAGCGCGCCGAAGAGCAAGGCGAAGACGACCACGCCCTCGCCCTCTACGAGCAAGCCTACGCCTACAACGCGCGCAGCGGCGTCAAAAAACGCATCGACGCCCTGAAAAAACAGCTCGAAAAATAAAAGCTCCCCCGCCGTATGGCAGACGGCGGCCTGTCTGCACGCCCACCCCCTTCCAGCCTGCCCCGCCGCCCCTGCCATACCCCAATAAAAAAGGCCGTCTGAAATGACCGGATTTAACTTTAATACCGCCGCACCCACAAACACACAGACCATCGACAAACAACACATCGATAGCGGCGACTTTTGGCCAGTCATCGACCTAGACGAGCTGCGCCGCGACATGCGCATCGACACCACCATCACGCCCGACCGCCTCTTCGAGACCGCAATCAACGCCGTCGCCTACGTCAACGACCAGCTCAAAGACATCATCGCCATCGTCCCCTTGGCGCAACACATCAGCCAAACCGACCCACGCCGAATCAACGGCGAGCCGCTCGCCAACATCCGCTACCGCCGCGCCGTGTACAGCTACACAAAAGCCCTGCTCCTAGAGATTTACAACGACTACGACAGCACAGGCAAGACCGCCGCGCGCAGCGACGCTAAACAAGAGACCGCCGAAGACTACCGCCGAGAAGGCCATCACGCCATCGCCGAGCTGCTCAAAAAGCCGCGCATCGATTGCGAGCTAATCTAAAGGCCGTCTGAATGCACACCCAAAACAACACCATCATCACGCGCGACGGCGACACCATCAGCCACCTAGCCTACGAGTATTACGGCAAATCAAGCGGCATGGTTGAGCAAATCCTCGCAGCCAATCCAAAACTAAGCCGCCAAGCCGTGCAACTGCCTGCCGGGCTGACCATCGTCATGCCCAAAATCGAACAAAACCAAACAATCAAAACTATCAACTTATGGGACTGAAAACGTGAACGAAACCAAAACCACCACCGCCATCAACGCGGCCGTCATCGTCATCGGCAGTTATCACATGGCCGCATCTGTTGCCTTCGGCGCGGCCGTCGGCGCCAGCCTGTTTATTTTGAGCCAAAACCAACACAGCCCACTGACTAAGGCTTGGCTCTTCGCCGTTTCCTTTTTCAGCGGCATCTTCGGCGGCGAGACCGCCGCAGGGATTTTCAACTGGGTATTAAGCATCATCCGCCCCGATGCCCAGCCGCTGAAATTTAACGAATTTTTAGGCGCTGCCCTGTTCTCCGCCCTCGTCGTCGTCATCGTCAACCGCCTGATCGACTTTGTCGGCACAGCCAAGATTAAAAGCCAACCCAACCAAAAGAAAGGAGAGAGTGAATGACCCCAATGCAAGCCGCCGCCATCATCTCCCTGACTGCCGCCGGCGCATGGCGCATCCTGTTTTTCGATACACGCGGCCGCACCCATAAGCCTCTGATTTGCTTTATTGCCTGGCTCAAATTCGCCTGGATGATCGGGCTGATGATAGCCGTGATATTCAAACTCTACTCCGCCGCCGTGTGGGGGCTGATTTTCGGATTGGCCCTACATACCGGAGCATTAATTTGGCACGGCGGCAATGTAAACAGCATCCTGCCGACCTCAACCAAACATCAGACCAACCCATAAGAAAGCCTCAAAAATGACCGAAAAACAAACCTACACATTAGGCAAAACCAGCCTGTCAAAATTAAACGGCGTCCATCCCAATCTCGTCAAAGTCATCAAGCGCGCGATTGAGCTGACCAGCCAAGACTTCAGCGTAAATGAAGGGCTGCGCACCCTTGAGCGACAAAAGCGACTTGTCGCCGCCGGTGCAAGCCGCACCCTCAACAGCAAACACTTGAAACAAGCCGACGGCTACGGCCACGCCTCCGACCTCATTCCGTGGGGCGACTTCGACGGCAACGGCACAAAAGAGATTTCATGGGCATGGGAAAACTTTTACCCCATCGCAGAAGCCATGCGCGCCGCCGCCAAAGAATTAAACATCCGCGTCCGTTGGGGCGGCTGCTGGGAAACCCTCAACGACACCACCAAGCCGACAACCCAACTCGTCGCCGACTACGTCGCCGAACGCCGCGCCGCCGGTAAACGCGCGTTTATCGATGGCCCACATTTCGAGCTTGCCTAAAGGACGCACCATGAAAACCGTCATTTCATTCTGCATCGTCATAATTCTCACCTCCGCCCTATTGATGAACAGCCTACTCAAAGCAAACCGCACCATCTCATCCAAAGAGCAGGAGATCAAAACGCAGGCCGAGACCATCAAGCAAAAGGAAGCCGCCCTGAAGCTCTACCAACAACGCAGCCGCACCATGCAAGCGCAGCTCGACAAGCTGACCGCAGAAACGGCCGGACAAAATGAGCAGATTCAGACGGCCATCCAAAAAAATCACGATTGGGCAAATCAGGCAGTCCCCGAAGATTTAGCCAAAACCATCAAATAAAAAAAGGGCGGGGGTTATACGCCCCCTCTTTTAAAGGAAAAACAAGAAAAAGAAACCCCCCCTCTT